ATATTTGCCTGATGTTTATGTAGGTTCGCCTAATAGGATAGAACGCTACGGTCATTATAACACAATGGATCTTGATTCTGAAGTTAATGCGGCACTAGACATCCTAGCTGAATTCTGCACACAGCCTAATGATCAAAACGGAACTGCGTTTAGATTTCAATTTCACCAAGACGCTACGAATTCAGAAACACAGATACTTTCCCAGTATCTAAAGCAATGGTATAAACTTCAAAAACTAGAAACTAGAATTTTTCGAGTAGTAAGAAACGTATTCAAATACGGCGACGAAATTTTTATTAGAGATCCTGAAACCAAAAAGCTATTTCACGTAGAACCAGCAAAAGTCAAGAGAATAATTGTAAATGAATCAGAAGGCAAGATACCAGAGCAGTATGTGATAGAAGACATCAATTTCAATTTCAAAGAAATGGTTGCTACTACGCCTTTTGAAACGAATTCAAATATTCTAGGCGGTGGATCAGGCTATTTAGAAGGCGGCGTAAGAGGTATGGTAGGATCATATCCTTCGCAGGCAGGTTCTCGTTTTCAATTAGAACAAGGCGAAACTGCGATTGACGCAGATCACGTGCTTCATCTTTCGTTAAGTGAAGGTTTAGATTCAAACTATCCTTTTGGTAATTCTCTTTTAGAAACTGTATTCAAGGTTTACAAACAGAAAGAACTGTTAGAAGATGCTATTATAATCTATCGTGTACAACGCGCACCGGAAAGAAGAGTGTTTTACGTTGATGTAGGCAACATGCCAAGCCACTTGGCAATGCAGTTTGTTGAAAGAGTAAAAACAGAAATACATCAAAGAAGAATACCTTCTGCTACAGGCGGAGGAACAAATGTAATAGACTCTGCTTACAATCCGCTTTCTACAAATGAAGACTACTTCTTCCCCCAAACAGCAGAAGGTAGAGGATCAAAAGTTGAAACACTGCCAGGCGGCACAAACCTTGGTGAAATAGATGATTTGAGATATTTCACTAACAAACTCGTGCGCGGCCTCCGTATACCTTCTTCTTATCTGCCAACAGGCGCAGAAGACGGTGCTACTTCCTATAACGACGGTAGAGTAGGCACTGCTTATATTCAGGAATTGCGTTTCAATACCTACTGCGAACGACTGCAAGGCTTACTGATAGAAGGATTCAACGAAGAGTTTAAACGCTATCTGTTAGAAAAAGGTGTCAATATCGATACCAATATGTTTGACTTGGAATTCGAACCACCTCAAAACTTTGCTTCTTACAGGCAAGCAGAACTTGATAACTCTCGTGTGCCTACATTTACTCAAATGGCAGCAATACCTTACATCTCAAATCGTTTTGCACTAAAACGCTTTCTTGGACTTACAGACGAAGAAGTTGCAGAAAACGAAAAACTATGGCGTGAAGAAAATGACGAAACACTTGACGCAGCACCGTCAGACGCTTCTGCTGAAATGCGAGGCGCGGGAATTAGTTCTGCAGGTATTTCAGACGATCTCGAAGGCATAGAAGACGAAGCACCAGCAGAAGGCGGAGAAGAAGGCGGATTAGACGCAGAAGGACCAGAAACAGCAACAGATACCGGGCTGGGCGGAGAGCAAGGAGCAGCACCACCAGAAGGCGGATCACCTTCCCCGTAATAAATACTACTATGATACTGCGCGAACTATTTTACTTTGACAGAAAAACAATGGAACCTACTCAGAACGATAGGTATGATCCTGCCTATGACGATTCTATTGTTGATCTAGACGATGTTAGAAAAACTCGTCTTACTCTAAAACAGATCAATAGAGTAAGAAAAGCCGCAGAATTACATACTCAAGAAAAAGAAAAAGAACTTGATTTTGTTCGCCAGATGTATGGTGCTGCTGCCCAAGAGGAAGAAGGCGCCGTCCTATAAATGGCAAAGATTGACAAATCTCAATACACAAAATCAGAATGGCGAAAACTGCGTGAAGAAAGACGCAGAGAAAAGCAATCCAAAATACTTGCCCAGCAAACTCCTCCTCCAGTAGACAAGAATAGATCAAGCTGTGCTTTTGTGTTAGGCAACGGCGTCAGCCGCAAAAATATAGATCTGCACGCTCTAAAGCAGTATGGTGTTGTCTATGGTTGTAATGCTCTGTATAGAGAATTTGAACCTAATTATCTTGTAGCAGTAGATGTGAAAATGGTTCTCGAAATTAATAAAGCAGGTTACCAACATCGAAACGAAGTCTGGACAAACCCTAACAAAAGTTATGCTAAAATACAAAACTTAAATTATTTTTATCCTTCAAAAGGTTGGAGCTCTGGACCTACTGCTCTTTGGCTTGCTTCTCAACACTGGTATGAAAAAATTTATATTTTAGGATTTGACTACAAAGGACTTAGCGACGGTCAGAAATTTAATAATGTGTATGCCGATTCTATGAATTATAAACGCAGCTCAGAAAGTGCGACCTATTTTGGAAATTGGCTAAGACAAACAAAAAATGTAGTTCAAGAACACAAAAATATTCAATATTATAGAGTAATAACATCAGAAAATTACTGTCCAGAGGAACTAAATAGATTTGACAATTTTAAAACAATTTTTCGTGAAGATTTTGAAAAAATCTTCAATTTAAAGTAAATTCTCATCAAAATGGCTCGTTTTGAGCCGAAATCCCCACGGTTTTAGTGCTTATATGTAAATAATATTGACAGCCTAGCCTTAGGTAACAAATACAGGAGTATACAAATGGCAGACAAGAACAAATTTGAAGAAATGCTTGAGCGCCTTATCAATGAAGACAAGACAGGTGCTGAAGAACTATTCCACGAGATCGTAGTTGAAAAATCTCGTTCGATCTACGAAAACCTTTTAGCTGAAGACTACGACGAAGACGTAGAAGAAGCCGAAGATCACGACGAAGACGATGACGGCGACGAAGAAGAGACCAAAGAAGGCTCTTACAGCAAGAAAAAGAAAATGAAGAAAGAAGAGGAAGAAGTCGCAGAAGATTTTGACCTTGATGAATTTGAAGTCGCCGAAGAAGACGACGAAGAAGATCCAATAGCTGCTATGGGCGGCGACGAGACAGATGATCTCGAAATGGACGTTGACATGGACGATAGCGAAGAAGGCGGCGAAGGTGAAGAAGAACTCGAAGACAGAGTTGTTGACCTTGAAGACGCACTTGACGACCTTAAAGCCGAGTTTGAACAGATGATGTCAGACGAGGACGGTGAAGAAGAAAGTGACGAAGAAGAAGGCGACATGGACATGGATATGGACATGAGCGACGAAGAAGACGACGAAGGCGAAGAGCCTGAAGAAGAGTCTTTTGAGCCAATGGACGAACTACAAACCATGCGTGAGTATGTAGAAAAAGTCACCGCTAAGATGGGCGACGACGGTGCTAACACTCAAAGCGCAGTTGCCGGTCCTAACGACATGGGCGGCACAGCAGAAAACATTGCTCGTGACGACACAGCAGAAGCAGGCGAAGCAGGCTCCGCTGGCGGTGCAATGAAAGGTTCCGCACTTAGTGACACATCTGCCAAAGACATGAACACAGGTAATGTAAATGTTCCAGGCGGAAAAGCAGGCAAGTCAATGAAGAACATGCCTAAAGGTCACGGCGCAGAAAAGAAAGGTTCCGGTGAAAGCGGTGCAGACGCACAGTCAACACTAGGATCCAAATAAGGACGTAACGGATGAGTAAATCACTCACAGAACAATTATCCTTTGATCAAGCAGGCATTGTTGTAGAGAATGCCAACGAAGGCAAAGACCTTTACATGAAAGGTATTTGTATTCAAGGAGGTGTGCGCAATGCTAACCAGCGCGTATACCCTGTAAATGAGATTGGCAGGGCTGTCAAAACTCTCAACGATCAAATAAGCGGAGGATATTCAGTTCTAGGTGAAGTAGATCATCCCGACGGCTTAACTGTAAATCTAGACCGTGTAAGTCACATGATTACAGAAATGTGGATGGACGGTCCTAACGGTTACGGTAAGATGAAGATTTTGCCAACCCCTATGGGACAACTGGTTCGCACAATGCTTGAAAGCGGTGTGAAACTTGGTGTCTCCTCTAGGGGTTCAGGTAATGTGAGCGAAGACGGACGCAATGAAGTTTCGGATTTCGAAATTATTACAGTAGATGTTGTCGCTCAACCAAGTGCTCCTGGGGCTTACCCAACGCCCATTTATGAGCATCTTATGAATGCCCGCGGTGGGTATAAGGCTTATGAAATTGCACAGGCAACTAAAGAAGACCCCAAGGCACAAAAGTATCTAAAAGAATCGTTGATTAATATAATCAACAGACTCCAATAACAGGAGAAATTATATGTTGGACGCACTAAAAACTCTATTCGAAAACGATGTTGTTTCTGAAGACGTGCGTGCTCAAATAGAAGAAGCTTGGGAAGCCAAGATCAAAGAAAACCGCCAGCAGGTAACTGCTGAACTGCGTGAAGAGTTCGCTGAAAAATACGAACACGACAAGCAGACAATGGTTGAAGCAGTTGATCAAATGGTATCCGAGCGTCTTGCTTCTGAAATCGAAGAATTTGCGGAAGACCGTAAAGCACTTGCTGAAGCAAAAGCTAAGTATGCAGTTAAAATGCGTGAAAACGCAGACCTGCTTAAGACTTTTGTTCAACAGCAACTTGCTTCTGAGATTTCAGAGCTACACGAAGACCAAAAAGCAATGGCCGACAAGTTCGGTAAGCTTGAAGAATTCGTAGTTGAAGCACTGTCTAAAGAAATTGCAGAGTTTTACGAAGACAAGAAAGACCTTGCAGAAACCAAGGTTAAGCTTGTCAAAGAAGCAAAGCAAAAATTTGCCGAAGTTCAAAAGAGCTTTGTGCAGAGAAGTGCTAAGATGGTCGCTGAGACAGTTGAGAAAGGTCTTACCAAAGAAATGTCTCAGCTCAAGGAAGACATCGAAACTGCACGACAGAATGACTTTGGTCGTAGACTATTCGAAGCATTTGCTAACGAATATGCTACTTCCTATATGAATGAGAAGTCAGAAACTGCTAAGTTGATGAAAGTTCTTGACACCAAGGATCAACAACTTGCAGAAGCAAAAGCCACAGCAGCTAAAGCCAAGAAGCTTGTCGAAGCTAAAGAAGCCGAGAAGAAGCGTCTTGTTGAAGCAGCTGAAAGGCAAAAAACAATTGATGAACTAATTGCTCCTTTATCAAAGGATCAAAAAGATATCATGACAGACTTACTGGAAAGCGTTCAAACGCCAAAGCTACGCAAAGCGTTTGATAGGTACCTACCGGCAGTGATTGACGGTAATACTCCAGCGAAGCAGAAGGCACCACTAACAGAAGGCACAGAAGTAACAGGCAATCGTGATGAGTCAGTCACAAAACAAACAAAAGCAAACGACGGTAATGTAGTAGATCTTCGTCGTTTAGCAGGAATTAACTAAGGAGACTAAAAATGTCAGAACTACTAGAAAGTCGCTGGCAGGACACCAAGAAAGCACTCATGGAAGGCCTAAACGGTAACAAGGCCAAGATCATGGAGACTACTCTTGAAAACACTCGTCAGTACTTGTCAGAAAGTGCTACAGCGGGTGCTACTTCTGCCGGTAATGTTGCAACTCTTAACAGAGTTATCCTACCAGTAATTAGACGTGTTATGCCAACCGTCATTGCTAACGAACTCGTTGGTGTTCAGCCAATGACAGGACCAGTTGGTCAGATTCATACACTTCGTGTACGTTATGCTGACTCTGTTGACGCAGGTACTGGTACAAGCACAACAGCAGGTGAAGAAGCACTTTCACCATTCAAGATTGCTGAAGCATATTCTGGTAACGAAAGTGATCCAGCAAGTGCTGCTGCTACTTCAAGCCTAGAAGGCCAAGCAGGTAACAGACTCAGCATTCAAATCTTGAAGCAAACTGTAGAAGCCAAAACTCGTAAGCTCAGCGCACGCTGGACTTTCGAATCTGCTCAAGATGCTCAAGCACAGCACGGCATCGACGTAGAAGCAGAAGTTATGGCTGCCCTAGCACAAGAAATTACTGCTGAAATTGATCAGGAAGTTCTTGCTTCCCTAAACAATCTAGCAGGCGCTGCTTCTGAAACTTATGATCAGACAGCAGTATCAGGTACTGCTACTTTCGTTGGTGACGAACACGCTGCTCTAGCTGTTCAGATCAACAGAGTAAGCAACTTGATCGCTCAGCGTACACGTCGTGGCGCAGGTAACTGGGCTGTTGTTTCACCTTTCGCTCTTACAATTCTACAGAGCGCAACAACATCAGCTTTTGCACGCACCACAGAAGGTACGTTCGAAGCACCAACTAACACCAAGATGGTTGGTACGCTAAACAACGCAATGAACGTATATGTTAACACATATGCAAGCGATAGCGCACCAGTGCTAGTTGGCTATAAGGGTTCAAGCGAGAGTGATGCAGCAGCATTCTACTGCCCATACATTCCGCTAATGAGCTCCGGAGTTGTATTGGATCCAAGCACCTTCGAGCCAGTCGTATCATTCATGACACGTTATGGCTACGTTGAGCTTTCCAACACAGCATCGTCC